GTATGCGTATGATTCACTCGAGCGCATAACAGACGATATGGCCTTCATTCACGGCCGCCGCACCGGCCGTTGCAGAAGAATTCTACGTCGGCACAGTCTCCGAAATTTTCGAAAGTGTTTCTAGATTTCCATCCCACTTCATATTTGAAGCATCAATATACGATTTCTTTTTTACGATATCTCGATTAAGTAGAGAAATCTCTTGATCCAAACTATTTAAGTATTTTGATAACGACATTATTGCCGCTGTGCCCATCAAATTGATAACTTGAATCAGCGTTTGTAACCAATCGCTACCAATTTCCTCGAGCTTCAAACCGGGGACAAAAGTTGATAACGTGTTAACTATCGAGGTCGATAAGGCGATCACACCACTTACAAACAATAGCGTACGCACGAATAGCGCGCGTCGCCGCACGTTTCTCCTTACACCTTCCAGCTTATGGACAGTCCGCACTCCCACTCTCCTCTTAATCTCCCTAATAGGCACTGGATCTCTGAACGCTTCAGCATACGCACCAAATGCAGCTTTTTCTTCTTTTAATGGATTATTCGCGCCAGTTGTATTTGACATCGCCTGATTCAGTACTCCTAATGAAATCGTCTCCATCGCAACACTTTCCCTTGGCGCCGTCGGAGCGTAACTCGGCGGCCTCGGATTATAGGGTACCAACGCGCGTTCCTCATCATTTCGGTCATAATGTTGGAAAACTGTGCTCAACATCGTGAATCATTAAAC